ATGTTCTTCCTACCACCTCACGATTTTTTACGAGTTTTTTCCTACCACCTCACGATTTTTGCGAGCTTTTTCCTAAAAAGCTCTATTAGATAAATAATGTCTAGGTACATTATCTTTGGGCTAGTGCTGATACTAGTCTTTTTTGTCGTACGGTTTTTACCGTGGACCGAAGGGTTCTTTGATGCTCCGGCCAATGATACCATGGCTAAGCATCAACAATACCTTGCGAACTCCAAGGTGAAATTCGACGCACTCACCAATACGGTCAATCTAACAAGTCCTTCCGTCGGTATTAATCCGATTGATGCCAACAATGTTAAACAAGCTCTTGTGACACTTGATGCGAATCCCTCCTCCGCGGGATATCAGTTGAAATCGACTATTTCCCATGCGACGCCCAATCAACTTCCTGGCACGCTCGAGATCGCACAAAAATGTGAAGCCGCCCCCAAATCATGTGATGCGTTCAATGATCCCACCTTTGCCGCAAACTGTGGTATGAGTTTTGATCCCACTTCCATTAACTCGGCCGGTCAAACGGTAGGAATTGGCGGATTGTATGTCAGTCCCTATGATCGAACGGAACAGACGGCTATCGCACAGGAAGTAGAAACCAACGGTACCGCCCCATATGACCCCTACAAAGTCTATCAGCCCACGATCGGTAAAGCCAAACAAGGAACCTTTGGACTCACCAAAGATCAATGCGTTGTGGTTAAAGAAAAAGTGGACTGTGCTTCCAAACAAACGTTCGGAACTCCCAACTGTACCCAGTGCTACACGTCTGGATCCTTCTCTCGCGTCGGCCCCAGTACGGGGCGCCTCCCTTCCACCCTACATTTGTATGGAGTCGGAGCCGTGAATATGCTGAGATCGGATGGCTCCTCCGCCCTTAATCAGACCAATCTTAAAACAGATTCTGCGATTGATATTGTTCTTCCCGCAGAAGGCAGTACCTTTACGATTGGCGTGGCAGCGAATGGCCCGCCCGCCTATTTATGTGGGTATCTAGAGGGACAAACCTCAACGGGTACCTTTAAATTAGACGTATTTAGTTTGATTAAAACGGATACTACGTCAGGCGCGAAGCCACGCATCACCGGTACCAAAACCTTGAATGGATTCCGTTGTTTTACTCTCATGCCAGGAAATGGCAAAACGTCCATGAGTTTCAACTGTATGATGCCCCTTACCTTTATCAATAATTTCGACGGAGATGCGATTGCCTGCGAGAATGGACCCATCATTACCCAAGCCGCATCCGCTACCTTTTTGGAATCCGATCCGTGTTACGGAAAAGCCAATCAGCCTGGCAATTATAAGCTTGAATGTCTCCAAACACGTTGGACGGAACTTGGTGGAGCATTAGAAGGAACAGGCTATCCTACCGATGCGACGAAGGCCAATGTGATTCAACGGGATGCGAAAGGATCCGCTCTCAATATTGATACCATTGTCGACAATCTTGCCGTTAAAATGGCGTCCGCACAGTCGGGCAATGATGCGAACGGCAATCCTCTCTCGATCCCTGATTGGAATACCGTTTCAATGTATGCGTTAGGTATCCCCATTACCAATCCATGCGACGGCCAAAATAATAAAGTAGGGCCCGTTTCAAAAGCATGCGCATCCTATTTGTACGCCAACAAGGGTGTTTCTTCTACGATTGGACCGACCTATACTCAACTGCCCTCTCAAGCAGCAAGTTCAAAAGAAGGATTCGTTGGATCATTTAAGGAGATCGAAGGGTTTAAGAGCGAGCATTCTGCCTGCGATACAGAGGTTCAAGAACCGTTTCAAGGCAGTAGCGATGCAACGCCTAACACCTTTAACTATCCTGGAACTGTCATTGATCCTATCACGGATTCAGGCATGCAGTTTGTGAAAAGTCAAGGCGGCGTTGCCGCGGTACAACAACAATACGATGCGATCAATCGTCTTGCCAACGATAATAGTAAACCCAATGCGCAACGCTCCACCGCATTGAAACAAGCCTATGACATTACGCTCAGTCAACCCTCTTCGAGTAAGACGACGGGCCCCACACAAGTTTATGCTGTCGGGCCTGGATACGATTATACCAAAGATCAGGCCGCTGGTATCTGTGCGAAATACGGAGGGGTCGTTGCCAGTACCGCCCAGTTACAAGACGCCTACGCCCACGGAGCCGACTGGTGCTTTAGCGCATGGACCGCCGATGGCGGTGGCAAATGGCCCATTACGACATCCGTTATCGGTGGTTGCGGTGGCCGAACGGGAATCATTGAATGGACACCTGGTAACAATCAAGCAGGTGTGACATGTTACGGCCCCAAACCTGGTATCGATGATCCCGCTGCGAAGAATGGAACCATTAAGCCTTTCAATCAACAAATGTGGGATCAGCCAACGGAGCCCACCTATTTGACCATTCCGTCTGGTTATCTCGAGACAACGGGCCCGCAGCCACGATGCTTTGGCGGATTATCATTAGAAGCCGCGCAGAAAGGATGTAACGCACTCGGCTCTCAATGCGTCGGATTCAGTTATTCCAAAGACGGTGCGGGCAATGGATGCTACAAAGGCAATCACAATGCGGGCATCAACGGAAACCCCGCCTACATGGGATATGTCAAGACCCCTGTTTCGGCGGCAAACTCCGTGATTACCGGTAAGATCATCAAACTCGTGTATAATCACGTTGAATGCTTGAACTTGGCACAGATCCGCGTCTACTCGACGAAAGGCGGTCCCAATATCATTACGCCAGGCATGTGGCCACAAGTGACCAAATCGAGTGGATATCAAGGTGACATGTTCCCCGTTCAGAACTTCGTCAATGGAAATCAGAGCGGCCGACCTTACAATTTTGTTCATACATCTTGCGGCGATGTCCCATGGATTCAGGTGGATTTGGGTAACATGACTACGATTTATAAGATTGTTGTTGTCAATCGATACGACTGCTGTCAGTCACGTGTCCTTGGTACTACCCTTCAAATCATTAACGATGAAGGAGAACCCGTTTATATCTCAGATGCGGTTGGCAGTACCAATACGACCTATACATGGTATCCACCCAGTCCCGCCATTCTTGTGGATCAACCCGATGATATGCCTCCCCCTGAACCACCAAGCCGTGATAAGTCACAGCCTCCTCCTGGATATTCACAGGGCGATTGTAATGGTGGATATTATGATCGTACAAAAGGAAATCATGCCTGGTGGGCATGTGGTGCGGGTTGTCCAGGAGGCATGTATTTGACCGATTATGGATGTAGTTGCGCATGTGTTCCTAACGCACAAGATCCATAAATGATTAGAGAGTATTTTAGTAAAAATACTAACGAATCCATCAATAGAGATGTTTCGTCGTTTGGCAGAAGCATTTGATACAGGGACAATGTCCTCCAAACCGCATCAAGATTATATCAACCAACAATCGACCTATTATGAATCCGCGCCTAATATGATTCTTTCAGGGACTTCCGGCCTTCCTGGTTTCGATCAAGCCATTCAAACCACCAATACGGCCGGCAGTGGAATCCAGAACCACGCGGTCAAAAATCCAAATGATATCTTCATGACAGGCGTGAGTCCCAATCTGACTCAAATGGCCACCCAGTGTGCGGCTGGTTCGCTCGACGATCTGATTGCTTCTAAAAATCCAAGAGCTCCTGTTGGATGTGGCTGGATGTATACCGCTCCTAACAAGAACAGCCCCTATCCTACGGTTTCACAAGGTATGGTGGGAAATCAACAGGGCCCTCTCCCTGGATTCGACCTCCCTGCTTATAAAAAGTGGTTCTTCGACCTCCAGATGGCAAAAAAACAAATGCTCATGGATAAATGTAAAGCACTCAAAGCGTGTACCGATGTCGATGAAAATGTCTTTCAAGGTGTCTGTGGATATTGTACAGACATTGGTCAAGGTATTCCGATTGATTCGGTAGGACAGCCGCTTTATCCGAATGAGCTAAACGGTTCATGTAGTCCTGGAGCGATTGTTCGAAAAGGCGCGTCTTGTCCTCCTCCACCTTCTGGACCTCAACCCATTCGTGATAAAACATGCGACCCTGTCAATGGACGTTTGAGTGCCGCATGTTTGTATAACGCGACGCTATCTGCGGGATGTTCTGATAATGGCACCTTGGCCATGGCACTCAATGGTTCACCCAATCCATCCAACTATATGGCATCCATTCAAAACAGCGACGCCATGCTCTTGTATCAACGTTCTGCGAATCCGCCTATGAATCTCGACGTATTTTCACAGGGGAAAACCACCGTGAGTGCTGCTCTACAAGAGGTTCGTCAGATCGCAACCAATGCGCGACAGCCCTCCAGTACGGCCCTTGGCGCATCTGCTCGTGATCTTTGTCTTCAGCGCGGTGCCATTTCAGGATATGATAGTTGCTCCAATCTTCCTGATGGAACCCAGTCTCCCTTTGACATGGCCTGTCTTCAACAACTCTTTCTTAAGATGGGTGGCCAGCCAAAAGGTACGGCTTACCCGACTATTGCCACCATGGCGACCTATAATGCGATGAGTACACTTGGCGCGATCAAACAATATTGGTATCAACTCATGACAAATATGAAATCCGCAGATTCATTTGTGGATTATGCGACCCAACGTGCTGCCATGACACAATTCCTAGGCATTACACCAGAGTCTGCCATTGTTCGTGCTCCCTATACACAAGGCGTGGAAGTCTTTTGGTTTGTCCCTGTGCCTGGTGATCCGCGCCGCGTTATCGGATTTTTGAAACGAACCATTGAACGTGATCTTGTCCAGCTTCAGGCAGGTCCCTCTCGTGTTCCACAAATTGGTGGCGGAGGCTTTGGATGTTGTGTCCAAATGATGGACGTTCGTGCTCCTTCTAATTCCTCTGTCAAGTTTACGGTTACCGTTGATGATGGATTTTGGATTGCGGTCAATCAGCCAGCAGATATTGACAAAACGGCCATGGCACAGTATGGTGCGGATCAGCCTGGTCTGTTTCAAAATCTCGGCCTACAGGGTCCCACACAGTATCAAACTCAGAACTGTAGCGCACTCAATGGTTCTTCTCCTAATATTGTAAAATTGTACTATGAAGATGCGGGTGGCGGCTGGAACGCCCTCCAAGTGACCCCACAAACATGTAACGGTCCCAATGTATTTCAACCCCAGTATTATTCGTTAACGTGCGATGCGCGTGCCCCCTTTCTATGCTACGAAGTCGGGTCGAAATCTGGTAAATGGGAAGAGCTTCGCAACCCTGGACTCTTTTCACAGTTCTTAGGGGTTGGAGGTCCAGAATATCATGTGCGAACGGATGAACAAGCTGCGGTTCCTGGAAAGAAATCATTCATGCGCATGAACGGCTCGGGTTCTTATTTGAACATGCCCAACATTGCATTTCAAAGCTGGAAATCCATGTCGTTTGCGGTTCGATTCCAGACTATGCCTGTCAAAGAAACCCTGTGTCACATCTTTCCTGGCTCGTCTACATCTGATTCATTTGCCATTATGGCTACACCCGTTAATGGAAGCACCTCTATCATTTCGGTTCAACACAGCTGGGCGGGAGGAAGTGAAATGATTTCTACGAATTATTATCTAACCGTTGGAACATGGTACATGTTCTACATCAATAACAACAAGACCAGTTTTGATTTATATTGTAATTCGTTCGATGGATTCACGGGCAGTGGAGGCGCTGCCACGATTACGTCCATGTATGCGGTGGGTCGTGCCCCCCTGTGGAATGTGAACGCAACATGGAATCCCGCTCCAGGACAAGCCAGTCAACCCTGTAATATCCTCTTTAGCGGTGGGCTCTTTCAAGGTTCATGGGGTGGTGTATATGGAACTTCTTCCTTTCAATTTGATTTGGCATGGGTTCACTTCTTTGATAAGACGCTGACCAAGGAGGATGTCCTTAAAGAATGTAAATGTAGCTGGGTCTATACACAATTTACCGATTCGTATAATAATTATAAGGTTCTTTCTGGGTAAATCATCTACTGATATGAATGGTATTCATAATATAGAAGATTTTACATATAGAAATGGAGACGAGTGTACTTGCCTAACACAGGATCCGTTTCGACTTCGCCTAATGGTTTTCGAAAATCAGTATCCGTGCGACCGAATAGTTGAAATACCGTTCCACTCGATTCAGGTTTAACACGAAGCAGGTATTCTACACCTTTGATCCGAATCACCTTGATCCGATCGATCGCTGGGGCAGAGGGAGCACTCACATCCAAGGCACGTGTCACACGACTCTGAACATCTCCACGCACTTCTTTTAATTCAATGCTGGTAATGATCTTGTCTACCTCCAGATTTGGATCAAACAAATATTGGGTTGGTTGACCCTCAATGCGAAAGCACTGGATTCCATCATTCTCCCCCGCATTCAGATCGCAATCCACCGCTGATTCCTTCATGACCTTCAAAATCTCTTGATTGATCTTGTCTTTCTTCAAACTGACATAAAACACCTTCTCATCCGACGTCTCATTATTATCCGTGGTGCGGATCGTCTGATCAATTCGATCCGATCGTTTTTGTTCCTCTGAAAACACGGTGTAGTATGTATAGATTTCAACTTCACGATCCTTAAATGGCAGATCCTTATGTGAGCAAATACGAATGGCACGACCCTTGACTTGATCCAGACGAACATTATTCCAATAGGGTTCCATAATGTGAACCGAGCGGCAGCACTTGAGCGAAATACCTTCCGCACCCGCACCTGTGATTCCAATGACCCAACAGATGTCACCTGTTGTATTACGCTTCGCACGAAATGGTTCCAACGGAGCCTGTAGCGCAGGCGGCAACTTATCAAAGTGTCCATTAAAGATATTGAGAACCAGAGTACGTTGCTCCTTGGAACCTTCTCCTGTAAAGGTAATAAAACGCTTTCGCTTGGGGACATCCACATCGCCTAGTCCCACCGCAAAGGATGCCAAAGTCTCGTCGCTGAATCGCGGATTCTGTTCGGTACCCACGATCTTGATTTCATCATACCCATTTGCTTTCAGAGCAATTCCAAGTACACCCAGACCTTCCACTGTCTTGAATTGCGAATAGACGAGATTGCTTCCTTTTGATTTCTCGATGTTTTCCAGCATGTTTGAGAGCTTGGTGGAATAATTCGCAAGACGTCCCTTTGGATCCTCGCTTTCTAACATCATGAATTCGGCACGACGTTGATCGAGAGTGCGCATGGCATCATCAATACGTTCTTTATATGATTTGACATAGGGAAGTACTGCCTCTTCGGCCTTCTCCTCTAACGGTACAGCAATGGGTACAGGCTGCGCCTTTGGAGCAATGCGCGGACCGCGTCTCTTTACTACAGGTGCTGCTGCTTCTGCTGCTACAGGTGCTATAGGCGCTTCTGCTACAGGTGCTTCTGCGGATACAAGGGCAGGTGCTTCTACTAGCGCCTGTTCTACCGCCTTTGCCGCTTGACCCTTCGCCGATTTTGAGAAAATACGAGGAGGCATACCACCTTGTTGTGATTCTTCCTCGTCACTAGATGATTCTTCATTCTCATTTTCGTCGTCACTAGATGATTCTTCATCGCTAGATGAACTGGATGATTTTTCTTCATTCTCCTCATCACTCGATGATTCTTCTTTATTCTCTACTTCATTCTCCTCATCGCTTGAAGATTCACTCTCTTCATCCGAATCATCACCACCCATTTGTTCGACCTGTACAGGTACTTCTGCCAATTGCGCTTCTGCTTGCTCTTCTTGCGCTGCCAATGGCACTTCCACAGGCGCTTCTGCCAGTGCCCCATTTAATACCGCCTCCGCCACCTCCTCTTCCGCCGCCACAATCGCAGCTGCCTCCTTATCCGCCTCCACATCTGCCACTTCTTCTGTTGCGTCCTCCACAATCTCCGTCACTTGCGCCTCTTCTTCAATCTCCTCCTCTCGTGTTCCTGGAAACGGGCGCTCAATTCCCTTCGGAAACGCAAAATTACAAAGCGCACGGCTTCGAAACCGATAACTCGACGGATTCTTCATCTTCGCAAACATCTCCACCGCCGCAAACACATCGTCCGTCCCCTTCTCTTTCTTGGTTTCTCCACGAATCTCCGTTGTACGGGCCTCCGTATATTTCTCCGATAAGACATAATCACTCATGTCACATCGTATAATTTCATCCTTGGTCACACGAGGCATATACTCCTCCTTTGAACCCTTATAGTACGAAATCAATCCAGACAGACGCTTCTTCAACACTACTTCATTGATGATCTTCAGATTTACAGGATTAATGAACTCACGCTTAAACGTTTCGTCATCAATCGGCAGACGCGGATAGGATACAAACGGACCTTTTTTCGCATCTTCCTCAATCTTGATACCCGCTGCGATTAACTTTGCCTTGATACGAGGATAAATCTCCCGAATGCTCTCCTGCGCCTCTTCATTGTATTTTACACCAATGAACTTCGCATCTCCATCATTCGCACGTTCGTATCCCTCCTGAAACGTCGAAATCAGCACGCCCATCTTTTGATTCCCTTCACGGAATCGCACAATGTCCACACGCAACTCTTCCTCCGCCATCGCCTTGACTTTTTCCATGATTGCCTTATTGGTGGAGAGTAACGAAAACTCCGCACATTCAATGTATCCACCCAGTACATTCGCCAGAATGCCCAACTCCTCTGGAAAGTTAATGATCGGTGTTCCTGATAGACCAATGATCTTTGTATTACGCGCATCCGTTAGTAAACGATAGAAGAGATACGCACGCTTGTAATTCTCCGATTTACCGCATAACTTTGGCTCCCACCGTCCTGGAACGATCGGTTCTGCTTCGATCTTACGTTTGGATCCTTCACGCTCCGTGATGTACGGCATGATCTGACCTTGCATCAAACGTGACAAGTTATGGACCTCGTCGATCACGACCACCGCATCATCAAACATCGGTTTTCCCGTATCTGGATCTGGCAAGCACGCATATCGTTTCAGCTCCGCTGCGGTAATACCATTGTAACTGATGAACTTGATTCTTGAATCGATCATATGCGTCAGCTGTTCGCGAACATCATTGCGATCTTCAGGTGTTAGCTCATTATAATTCTGTTCTTTCGTGAAATCCGGTACCCAGATGGCTCGACGCTCTGGATCCGCACGCGATAGAACCTTCTTTGACAAATACTCCTGTTTCATCGAAAGGACCGATGTCGCATAGGCAAAAACTGGAGTTCCAAACGGAGTCAGTGGAATCTTTACCCAATGATTGAAGACATTAAAATGACGGAATCCACAAAACGAGATTTCGGACATAAAGTTACCACGTAGCGAAAACGGCGTCATCACAATGATTTTCTTATTAGACGTACCATACAGGGCCTCTGCGGCCGCAATGGCAGAGCAGGTTTTACCTGAACCAAGACCATGATAGACAAGAATGCCACGATACGGTCCCGCATTACGAATGTATTCACGAATGAACTTCTGATACAAGAATGATTCTACTTGTTTTCCTTCCGCTTGCTCCAACTTCGCACAGGCAAACTCATCAATTGCTTTTCCCTTTTCGGCATGAGCGAGTCGGAACGATTCCGAGTAGTTATCCGTAATGAACTTGTAAAAACTCTTACGAGTCTGTGGAGTATAGATCGTGGTATCTGTCAAATAAGGGTTCGTGGATTCAATGGTATGTTGATCCACCTGATAGGCTTTCAACTCATTGGGAAGAAACTCTTGTGCTGCCGCATCAACTGGTTGAGCTCTCTCTCGCATATCCGCCGTTTTAAGAACATCTTTTTTGATCGGTTGTACAGGTTGTTCCGCTTTTACAGCTTTTGGCCGCACTCCCTTTGATTGAACGCCTTTTGAAACAGTAGTCGGAGGGGCGGGTTGAGACCCTTGAAACGGCTGCTGTGCGGATACTTCCACTTGTCCCGCTGGAGCCGGCTTTCTCCATTGGGCCACTAAGGCCGGATCGGCCATTTTAATTACCGTGGCTCTTCCTGGAACAACACCCTTTGGCTTTACAGATGCTATCACAGGTGCTTCCGATGCCATCTACTATCTCCTTAGAAACGATATCTTCATCATAACACATCGTGTTGAAATCAAGATGTTTATCCCAATAAAACTTTTCCATTGTAGTCATATTTCGCAACATACGTGTAAAAATAGGTACCCGCTCCTGGAATTAACGAACGAGCAATCTTGGTGGGCTGTGAAAGTCCATTTGCGTTGTACAGATCCACTGATCCGTTGGCAGTACCGGTAACATATAAGACATTGGTATTTGCTGCTACACTGTATCCATACGCATAACTGGCATTTCGACCAATGATCGTTGACCACTGTGGGATACCCAATAGTGTGTATTTAATCAGAAATACATTGGTATTCGTTCCACCTGCCGTAGCCAGTGTTGCGACTTGGGGTGTAGGATCGCCCGTTGTAGATGAATTGTATAATCCGATTGTATTGACTCCAAATCCACCTGTTACATACAATGCGGAACCATCCGAAGAAAGACCGAATCCATTGCTATAAATGTTTCCTGATCCATTATCTACATTCAGAATCTTATTGATCCATGTGAGATATCCGTCCAAGGAATACTTTACCATTCCAATGTTATAAGTACTCGATCCACCCGTATTAATCAATTGCTTGTAGGAACCTCCGCCATTGCCTGGAGGTTGAGGGGTTGTATTCAATGAAATAACATCAGGAAATGGTACCAGAACATATATGCCTGTTCCATCTACTGTCAATTGGATTCCCATCGGAATAAATGATGGATTAGAAATATTTCCTTGATTCATCCATTGAACGACACCTGCCTTATTATAGGCCATGATGTACATTCCATTATTTGAACCATTTGTAATAACATAACGAGGTGCTCCAAATGTCTGATTCGCAGGAGTGACCGCATCATAACTGGTAACGGTCGTATTAAAATATCCTGTCATATAGACTTGATTCATATCACATGCTAATCCTACTGCGCTACTTGAACCATTTGTAGTAACAACATCTCCTGTTAATCGAGTTGCCCAATTGGTTAGACCTGTTTTCGCATTGTATTGTACAAGATATCCCTGTTGAGTGTTGCCTGCCCCTCCATCGGAGACTACCATGGAAGTACCATCGGATGCTACCACCATTACATTTGCGACCGTAGAGTCAATTGAATTACATACATATAGATTGGTTCCATCCGAGCACATTTGACTTATATTGGTCGGCTGAATTTCAGGGCCATTCGGTCCACTTTGACTCTGGATGCCGTCCATCAGGGTTGACCATTGAAAATAACCATCTAGACTGTATTTCAATACAAATAATGCAGCGCCGCCTGTCGGAAGATAAGAAACCACAGGACCATACGTCAAATACGCATCACGAGAAATTCCGCCATAGCAATTGATTGTACCATCCATGTAACCCGATACATACACACCCGATGTATCGACTACGACACGATAGGCTGTGGTTTGTGTTCCATTTACGGTTTGCATCGTTGTAAACCATAGAACCTTGCCTGATTGATCATACTTGATCAAAAAAGCATCCAGATTTGTGGTGGCAGATGTCATGGTAATCGCAGGTTGTGCGGTAGTAGAAGGTTGTGTAGGAGTACCGTCATATACCTTAATGGTGCCACTGAATGTTCCCGCAATGAATACACTATCTCCATTATAGGTAACCGAATTGGAAATCACAACTGAACCAGGTACGCCCACCAGAAGTAAAGGCCATCCATATTGAGTCATGACTGGCTCCACTACACAACCATTACATGATTTAACAACATGCTTCTGATTCTGATCGATGGTGGGAGGTTGTTGATTCTTGAACTTGTAATAGGTATCAAATGGTGGCAAATAAGGGTTTGTGTCTTGATTATTCACCGTGGGATTGGGGTTACTCACAGTGGGGCCATTCGTATTTATGGTTGTACATGTTGGAAACACAGTATAAGCATCTTGATCCGTAATGAGTTCTGCACAGTATTCGCGTCCCGCTCGTTGTAACAGAATCTTATCCGATGAATAGACTTCTGCTGCGCTTCCTGCAGCACCAGAATATACATTTAGAACGTGCTGAGAGGAACCCGTAGCCAATGCGATTCCCTTTCCCCTTCCACCAAAATTAAAGGTTCCATCCCCGTTGGGGCATACTGCCTGCGTCGGAACATCCGTATGTTGAAGACCAGTACACGTAGCCACTCCCTTAATGTACTTTGATGACTGGATTTGATTTTTCCATGTCATGGTACTGGAGTCCACTGTGTTACTCCGATTGAGATACACTGTATTCTGCTTTTGGAGCAGTTCAGTGATTTTACTGGCGTCCATTCTACTAAGCGCTTTTTAGAAAAAAGCGCTCAAAAACAAGATGCTTTTTAGAAAAAAGCGCTCAAAAACAAGATGCTTTTTAGAAAAAACTCCCAAAAAATATGATGTGTTTATTGGCGATTGATTTACTACGTATGCTTGTTTCCACCACTTTTATCATGTGAGGGGTGTGGGGACGGAACGTCCCCACCTAAGAGTTCCAATGCCGCTCTTGACGCCTCCTGTTCCGCCACCTTCTTGTTTCTTGCCGTCGCCGTGGTCAGAATCCTATCATTCGGATCCACTACACCCATCGTAAAGATTCGGTCATGCGGCGGGCCTACCACAGTAATCTCCTTGTATCGCGGCGGAACATGATACAGTGCTTGAAACTTACGAAGCAGTTGGTCCTTGTAGTTCGTGTCCTCAATGATGATTTGGACAAAATCAACGTGTTTTTCAATAATACGTACCAGGAAATCATTACAAAGTTGTAAACCTCTCCCCACATCCTCTTCCTG